TGATGATTCTGAACATGAAAAAGCTTTGAAATTAGTAAACGGAACGGGCCGCTGGCTGATTGACGAAGGCTACCTAAGATCACGCTCTCAATTTCACGATCCCGGCGCAGTGACTCTGACCCAAAATGGTTTTTACATTCTTGGCACTGAGGCATTAACCAGTCAAGGTGAGCGTTTAGGCCGCAAACTCTCTGAAAATGTGGAAGCAGGAATGTGGGATGCTGTACGTGAAGTAACTTCTGATGTTCTCCTTGCTGGTATTAAGTTAGGTTGGCAAGAGCTTATTAAAGCCCCAGGATCAACAAGCTAATAGCAGTATCATTCTGCTAAAATCTACTTAAGGCCCTGCCGGACTCTGGTGGGGCCTTTCCTTTTACTACTGTCGTGAGACAGCAGGTACCTACTATGACTACCTCCCTCAAGCAGCGGCTGGTCGCCTCGGTCATTGACCGTGAGGGCGGCTACGTCAATCACTCGTCTGATCGTGGCGGCCCGACCAATTACGGCATCACCGTCGCGGTAGCGCGCGAGAACGGCTACCAGGGTGATATGCGCAATCTGCCCAAGTCGTTGGCCGTGAAGATTTACGAAGCCCGTTACTGGACGAGCATTCGCCTGGACCGCATCGCGCCGATCAGTGCCACGCTGGCCGAATACCTGTTTGACTTCGGCGTTCACTCTGGCCCAGGCCGAGCGGCACAAGAGCTGCAGCGCACGCTTAACGTGCTGAACAATCGCGGCAAGCTGTTTTCCGACCTCAAAGAAGACGGTGCCGTTGGTCCCGCCACGCTGGATGCGCTCGATGCTTTCCGCAAGGCCCGGGGCGGTGCCGGTCTTTATGTTCTTGCTGAGTCGATCAATGGCGTCCGCATTGCCTTCTGCCGTGGCCTCGCCGAGCGGGACGAGCGGCAAGAGGACTTCGCTTATGGTTGGTTCAAGCGCATCGTCAATCTTCGCAGTGAAGTCGAAAGCGACCAGGCAGACCGCTTGGTAGCGACGCTATACAGCGAGATCGCGGCGGAGGTGGCCTGATGGCCCAGGAGCGCGACGTGAAACCTTCCGTATTCGAGCGGCATATGCAGACAGGAATACAGGTGCTCTTGGTAGCGCTGATTATTTGGGCTGGCTCTGAGCTGGTGAAGTTGGGGCAGCAGTCAGTGGTGCTGGAGGAGCGGCTAACGACCCAGGGGCTAATGCTCAATGAGCTGCGCCAAGAGCTACGGGAATGGGGCGACACCTACTACCGAGCCACCGACGCCCGACGCGAGCTTGATCAGATTGAAACCCGTATCGACAACCTGAATAGCCGTGTATCGGCGCTGGAGACCCAATAATGGAGTGGCGTGATATTGCGCAGACCGTGGGGAAGATCGCGCCGATTGCTGGCGGTGCTCTTGCTGGCAAGGCTGGCTCTGCAGTTGGCAGCATCATCGCTGGCGTTCTGGGTGTTGAAGAGCGTCCGGAGGCGGTGGAAGCCGCTATTCAGGCAGATCCGCAAGCTGTAGAGCGCTTGCGGCGGCTTGACCAAGAGCATGAGCGAGAAATGCTTAAACTCTCCCTTGAATCAGAAACTGCCCGCTTGTCAGAGGTCAATCAGACGATGCGGGCTGAGGTGGGGAGTGAGTCGACGTTCCGCGCAGGTTGGCGACCCTTCAACGGTTGGATGCTGGCCTTGTCACTAGCGTCTGTGAACTTCGGTCTAATCGGGGTGATCATCATGGACCCCGCTCAGCTATCAGTTGTTGTCGATGTGCTGATTTGGTCGGTAGCTGCCCAAGCCGCTGTTCAAGGCGTGAATATCAAACAGCGCTCTAATGATAAGGCTCGCCAGTTAGGCCAAACACCTTCAAGCTTCATGGATGCACTCAGTGCCTTTAGGAAGCGTTAGCAAGTTCTCGCTGTGAAGCGACACGCCACGCTGTGAAGCGTTGCACCGGTCGCGCTGTGAAGCGCCGCCTAAGGCCATGCCGTGAGGCACCGCCGCCCCCGCCGCACGCTGTGAAGCGTCCGGCCTCTTTTGATATGCTGCCCCGATACGCTAAATAATGTGAGGGGCATCATGCATGAGTTACGAGTGGATACGTGGCTTTCTGCTAGAACAGCAAACATCTTGCAGTATCACGGATTTGATTTATCCAAACCCAACTCTGCACTTCACAAGTTGGTTCTAAGTAATGAATGGCGACAAATTAAAGATTTTGGGCCCAAAAGGAGAGAAGAGCTTCTTCAAGCTTTACTGACAGCAAGCCAGAAAATGCCTAAAAACATTGAATCAGCCATACAATTGTTAGAAGAAAATGGCTACAAGGTGACATTGCCAACATGATTTTTTTCTTGAGTTTACTTAGTTCTTGCTGATAAGTTGCTGGTTCAAATTAGCGAGGGGGTTTGAATGAGTAGATTTGTTGCTTTAGTCAGCGCAAGTATGTTCGGTTGTTTTATCGCCAGCGCTCAAGCTAGCTTTGGCCCACCGAATGCCTGGTCTAGTGGCTGGGGACAGGGTGTCAGTGAGTACGTGGCAAATAACAATGATGGCGATTATCTCTACATTGCCTGTGACCCTTCTTCTCCAGTGACCATGTCGTTGAATGTGGGGGAAGAGAGCTATGGCACATACTCGGATAAGGATTTTTCCCTAATAATTGATGGACAAGAAATCGAAACCCCCTATTTCACTGGGTCTCGCGTTCACGCAAATAATTTCTACTATGTTCTGGAACAAATGCGTACAGCTGAAACAATTGTAGGTCTGACGAGCGACGGCATTCAGGTTGAATTGCCGACAAAGGGGGCGGCTGAAGCGCTTCCTGTTTTCCCATCAGAAAATTTTCCCTGTAGAACTGAGTTCTAGCTTTTTTCTACTACCAGAACAATTGGAGACGCTGCCAGTAATGGTGGCGTTTTTTTATGGCTAAACGAAACGACTGGGAGCTGATCGAGCGGGAATACAGAACCGGCCGTTTCTCACTGGCCCAGCTTGAAGCGCGGCACGGCGTGAACCGCTCCAATATCAGCCGCCGCGCTAAGAAGTACCGCTGGGAGAAGGATTTAACCGACCGTGTGCGCGAGCGCACGCAGCAAAAGATTACCCGCGTATCGCTGCCGCCAGAAGCACAGGCCGTACTTGATGACGAGGTGGTTGAGCAAGCGGCTAACGAGAATGCCAGCGTTGTTAAGGGCCACCGAAAGGGGCTTGAGCGCTGGCGTAAAATCCTTGAGCGTTATGCCGATCTGCTGGAAGGGCAGGTAGAGAAAGGCACGATCACAATCAATGACGGCGGCGACATTAAAGAGATTGATGTGCCGCTGGAATACGTCGGCAAGTGCATGGGGCATGGTACCCAGGCGCTGGAGCGTGTGGTGAAGCTGGAGCGTCAGAACTACGGTTTGGACGCCAGCGACAAGGACAACGGCGTGAAGTCGTTTGAAGAGCTGATGGCAGAGGTCGCGCCAAGTGATTCTGGGGCCGAGTGAGCGGGCACGGCAGGTTAAGCGCGCAGAAGCCTACCTGCGAGCCCACGCCAAGGGCAGGCTCTCCGATAAAGCGGACCTGCTGGCCGCGCTGTCACTCAAGTGGTTTCGGCTCAACTCGCTCTACAAGATCAAGAACAAGTCAGGCAAAAAGGTGCGCTTCAAGCCCAACAAGGCGCAGCGTGAACGCTACCTGAATGGGCACTGCCTGGATTTGATTCTGAAGGCTCGCCAGCTTGGTTTTACCACGTTCGAGATGATCGACGCGCTGGATGACTGTCTGTTCAAGGACAACTTCGCCGCGGGCTGTATTTGCCACAAGCTGGAAGACGCGCAGGACATCTTCAGGAACAAGATCACGTTCGCCTACGAGAACATCGACGATGCCTGGCACGCGCTGCTGAAGATGCTGGGTACCAAGATACCCAGGGCGATCAGCGATAAGTCAGGATCGGGTGCCTACGTCTTTGATAACGGCTCAAGTATCAAGGTCAGCACCTCTTACCGGGGCGGCACACTTCAGCGCCTTCATGTATCGGAGTTCGGCAAAATCTGCCGCCAGTTTCCGCACAAGGCCAAGGAGATTGTGACCGGTGCGTTTGAAGCGGTGGGCATCGGCAATCAGATAACGCTGGAATCAACCGCCGAAGGGCGTGAAGGCTATTTCTTTGACTACAGCCAGGCAGCGCAGCAGCTCAAAGAGATGGGCCGCACGCTGACGGAAATGGACTTTCAGTTTCATTTCTTCCCCTGGTGGCAAGAGCCAACGTACACGATGAGCCCCAAGGGCGTCGTGATACCTCAGCGTCTGGCGGAATACTTCGAGCAGCTTGAGTACAAGCACGGCATCAAAACGACTGACGGCCAGCGCGCCTGGTACGCCAAGAAAGCCGAAAAGCTGCAGGATGATATGCAGCGGGAATACCCCAGCACACCAGAGGAAGCGTTTAGTCAGTCGGTGGAAGGTGCGTACTTCGCCACGCAAATGCAGCATCTACGGAAGAACAAGCGTCTTACCAGTGAGGTGCAGGTTAATCCAAGCCTGCCGGTTTATACCGGTTGGGACTTGGGCATGAATGACACCATGGCGATTTGGTTTGCCCAGGTCGTTGGGCGTGAAGTGCATCTTGTCGACTATCTGGAAGGCGAGGGCGAAGGCATTGAATATTACGCCGACATGCTCAACAAGAAGGGCTACCGCTATGGCGGCCACTTCGGGCCGCACGACCTGGCCGTTAGAGAGCTGGGCACTGGCCTGAGTCGTTCCGATGTGGCTAAAGGCTTCGGTATCAACTTTGAAACGGTGCCGCGCATTAGCAACCACGCCGAGGGTGTTCAGGCAACGCGTCAATTCTTGCCGATGTGCTGGATTGACGAGGAGGCCTGCCACCAGGGTGTGCTATGTCTCGACAACTACCGGAAGGAATGGGACGACAAGCGCGGCGTGTACAAGTCGACACCGCGCCACGATTGGGCATCCCACGGTGCCAAAGCGCTAGAAACACTCGCGCGCTCATCACTGTTTGCAAGGGCGCAACTGCCCGCCACGCCCACTAACCGAGAGTCGCGAGGCGGCTGGGCCGCCCACACCTGATCTGAGGAGATAACATGCAGACTGAGATCAATTACCAACTGATCCGACGAATCCAGGGCGAGATTGAGGGGGTTGACAGCGCCACCGTGGAGGCGGGGATTCTGAGAATCCATTATCAGCGGGCAGACGGCAAGGCTCGTTGTCTCGCGACCTCCGTCATTGAGATAGACGACAGCGAGCTAGATGAGTTTATCGAAGGCATTCGCGGGCAGATCTCTATCGACAATCGGCTGTCAACCCGCACCTAACCACCCCGCCGGGAGGCGCTATGATTCACACCACCCCGAACGGCTCGCAGCAGCAGCGGGCACGCACGGCAGCATTGCGTCTCGCAGGCCTGCAAAGTCGCGACATCGAGAAGTTCGCTCGCGATGCGGCGATGGGTATTGCGCAAGAGCTAATGAAGTACGGTATCCCGATTCCCTCTAAGCGCTTTCGCCCGGACGTGGGGCATGTGCAGATCGATATGATCATCATCGAGGAAAAGGTCACGACGCCAGAGCCAGGCATGCGCCTGCAGTTTGAAGTCGAGGGCAACATGGGTGTGACGTTTAACGTCAAGCTGCTGGAGTTTCTGGACGATCCTGCTGGCTACATCACCGACCTGTTTAAGCAGCTGGGGCCGATGCGCCGCAACGTACAGCGCATGCGTACCCATAAGCGTGCTGCCGATGCCGCTATGTACCGCGCGATAACGCAGGGTGCTGCTAATGGCTAGTTTGGGACTGCTGCAGTACAAGTCAGCGTCGGATATGCACGCCGAGCAAGCGGCTGAAGCACAACAAATGCAGGCCGAGGAGGAGCGCCGTCGTCAGCTCATGGAGTCGTCGCTAGGCGCGCACATTCGCCGGTCGTGGGAATCCGCCAAGACGGCCAAGCAAGAGGTTGAATACCGTTTGCTGGATTGCCTGCGTCGCCGCAAAGGTGAGTACGACCCTAACAAGCTGGCCGCTATCCGTAAGGAAGGCGGTGCCGAGATTTACATGATGTTGACGGCCACCAAGTGCCGCGCTGCCGGTGCTTGGATTCGCGACATTATGATGCCTGCCAATGAGCAGCCGTGGGGCCTACAACCTACGCCGGTGGCGGACGTGCCGGACGAGTACGTAATGCCCGTGTTTCAGCAGCTTCAGCAGCAAGCGATGCAGGCGCAGCAGCAGGGCCAGCAGGTGGATATGGCTTCGCTGATCGAACAAGCCCGCGAGCAAGTGCGGCAAATGGCGCAAGAGAAGGCCGAGGAAGCTGCCGAACGCCATGAAGACGTGATTGCCGACCAGCTAGCCGAAGGTGGCTGGAGCGAGGCGTTTGAGCAGTTCGTGGATGACTTTGTCACTTATCCCGCTGCGTTTGTGCGCGCGCCGATCCTGCGTCGCGTGCCTACGCTGGAATGGCTAGAAGGCTGGCAGCCGGTCAAGAGCAGCGCCATCCGGCCTGAGTTTGAGCGCGTGTCGCCGTTCGATATGTACCCCAGCCCAGACGCCACCAACATCGATGACGGCGCATTCATCATTGAGCGAGCACGTTTTACCCGGATGCAGCTTAACCAGCTGATTGGGGTGCCGTCGTTTAACGAAGAGTCGATTCGCCGTGTGCTGGAGCAGTACGGCCAAGGCGGATTACGTGATTGGCTATGGACCGACGGCGAGCGCGCCGAGCTAGAAGGGCGCGGCCATGAGTGGCTTACCCACGGTGAAACTATCGATGGCCTGATCTACTCCGGTGGCGCCCAAGGTGTCACGCTGCTGCAGTGGGGCGTCAACCCTGACGAGATTGAAGACCCGCTGGCAGAGTATGAGATTGAGGCCATCTTGATTGGCCAGCACGTTATCCGCGTGCGCATCAACCGCGACCCGCTGGAGCGCCGCCCGTATCACAAGGCGAGCTACCAGCCGGTGCCGGGCTCATTCTGGGGGCAGAGTATCCCTGAGCTGATGGCGGATGTTCAGGACGTGTGCAACGCCACGGCGCGCAGCCTGGTGAACAACCTCGCTATATCTTCCGGGCCGCAGGTGGAAGTGTATGAGGATCGCCTGCAGCCACAGGAAGACCCGGCCAACATCTATCCCTGGAAAATCTGGCGCACCAAAGACAGCCAGGTCACTGGTAACAATCCCGCGATCCGCTTTTATCAGCCGAGCAGTAATGCGGCTGAATTGTTGTCCGTTTATGAGCAGTTCGAGCGCCGCGCCGATGATGCGACCAATATTCCGCGCTATACATACGGCAACGAGAACGTCGGCGGTGCTGGTAATACGGCGAGCGGCCTATCGATGCTCATGGAATCCGCGAATAAGGGGATTAAAGACGCCATCCGCCATATTGATCGAGGTGTGTTACGCCGAGTGATCGAGGCGCTGTGGCTCTACAACATGCAGTACAGCGAAGACCCGAGCATTAAAGGTGATTGCAACGTTGTCGCGCGCGGCAGCTCTGCCATGTTGATACGTGAACAGACGAACATGCTACGCCAGCAGTTCCTACAGCTCACTCAGAATGAAATGGACATGGGCATCGTGGGTATGGAAGGCCGTCGCAAGCTGTTGGATAGCGTGGCTGAGAAGCTGGATATGCCAGGCCTGATCCCCACGCAAGAGCAAATGGAGCAGAACCTAGCCGAGCAGCAGCAGGCGCAGCAGGCGCAAATAGAAGCCCAGCAGCAGATTGAGCAAGCTAAAGCGCAGGCCGAGGTGGCGGTTAAGCAAGCCCAAGCACAGAAGTACGGTGCAGACGCGGCAGAAACCCAAGCCGACACCCAGATCGCCCAGCAAATGGCACCGCTGGATGCCCAGCACCTGCTGGCACAGATTGCCAAGCTCATTGCCGAAACGCAGAGAGGCCAGAATGAACGAGCCGCAATGGAAAGCCCTGTCGCGAATCCACGCCAGCCCCGAGGGCCAGCACCTGCTTGATATCCTCAGCTCCCAGCGCGAGGAGTGTCGCAACCAGCTGGAGCAATGCCGCGACAGTAACGAGATTGCGCGCAGGCAGGGCGAGGCGACCGCGTTAGCCGGTTTGATCGAAAAGCTGAAAACCGCGCGCGATGT